CTCAGACGCATATTAATATTTTCGCTCTAATCGCCCACTTGGGTTTAAATTAGAGAAGAAGGATTGACAGCGCTGACTTCATAAATTCTATCCTGAGATTGCTTGCGGGCTTCTTCGCCGCGGCACAACCACAAGACTGCTTCAACCTCCGCTCATCTATTCTTACATCGAACCGGATTTTTCATTGGATTGAAAAATCGCGGATAGGTAGTTCCGATATACCTTGGCCATTACCAGGCATAGACAATGCTGTTGAAGTGGTCCTTTACTACTTCCGGATATTGGATCTGGTAGGGCGTACCTGGGTCTTCTTTGATCCCCTTCTGCCATACTTTACCGCATCCGGTGTCCCTGCTTTAACTGAGGCTCATAAACGAGTTGGAAATAAGATGGAAGGAGAATCCTTCCTCTTTATAACTTCTCCGATCTTACGCGGGCCATGGACCGTCGTTGTATCAGTACGCGTCTTTATTCACTCGAAAATCTTTCAGTCAGGCTGACGACCACTTAAATCTGTTTTGAACTTAAACAGAATACTGGCCATCTCCTTAACATCAGTTTTCAAGCGCGGTATTGACGTTTCCCAATACGCCTCCTGTATATAGTACAACATGTTGTAGAGTTTGGGTGCAAACCCTCGAGGATAGCAGGTATCAATCAATGATATCGCCTGCTTTCACAACACATTCTCCATATAGTCCATTAGCTCCTTGTTACCTGCTCACACGTGACTAGTAGGAAGTTTCGATCTCACCCTTTCCAGTCTGCCTGCATCCAATGACACAAACTTCTTGAATTTAAGGGCTGCATGTACTGGCACCTCCGGCCATACATCGCTGGGACCTAACAACCACTCGGGACGAATGACTCAGGACTTGATTGAAAATCAAGTCTGAAGGTTAACTGGATAGCATCTAAGACCAAGAGGTGTACGTACGGGGATAGAAGATCCCCACGTTCCTCACGGCGATGCACGCCAGATACCTAGAGTCGCAAGTTTTCTTGGGAGAGTATTGAAATATCCTCCGAGACGACCGCGGACCTTATATCCGTAACCTAAGAAGGACGCTATCGAACGGGCCCCCATCCCATACTTTTGTATGAACTGGGTGCTTGATTCGAAATCGTGAAGAGCTGCTACCTGTTCCTTAAAAGGAACAGGAGAACAGTCAACACCTCGGACATAGAATCGTTTCGCAAATTCTAACACTCCTTGTCTGGAGGTTAAAGATTTATGCAAACCGATTCCAACTCCAAGTACCTTCATTAAGTGCAGATACTGGCCGGCGACATCTCCGTCGGCGATAACAATATCGTCACCAAGAATCGCATAATCCCAGAAAGTTCCCCACTCTTTTCCAACACGCTTCGCTGCTAAATGAACAATGAAGTGGTGAGTTACAGCCAACATGGCTCACGAACTCAACGCCCCCATAGGTTGACCTACGGCGTATCTGACACTTTTAGGAAGACTATTCTTCGTAAAGGCCCCCTTCGGGAGGGCCTTAGGAAGAAGGTAATCCCGATCTACAAGTAACCCTTTTCACGACTGCCCGAAATTATCTCCAAAGATAAAATCTAAGATAGCCGCTTGAAGAGAAACAGGTAGACGATCAGTCGCAGCCGACAAGTCGTAACATCAAAAACGGGTAAACCCCTTTTCGATTAACTTCTCGATAGGTCGCAACTGATTAAATGTGCCATCAGACGTCATAGGCTCTAAGAGAGAGAAGAGATACGTATGGATCGGGTTCAAAACTCATTGAGTTCAACAATCCACCATAGCGAAGACTCTAACTTTCCCTGCCGCTTCCACTTTAAACCCCAGCTTCCCAATAGCGGGTACGCTGGCGGGAGTATATGGAACGGTATTCTTTCACTCTCCTATAGCACGCCTAAAGCTATCAAGCGGGCCGTTAGGCTCACTTAAACTTGATACTTTAGATCAAACTGATAGGAAGTGAGAGTATACCTCACTGTTCATTATACCAACAAAGCCATGAAGGATCCCTAAGGGGGACCAACTTACTCTATTATTACCTCGAGATATCGCAGGTGTTGCTTTAGACAGTGATAGGAGAGTGAAAGGCGGAAGCTTAGGATTTGGTTTCATAATAGACAACCAGTCCCGCGTTCCCGTCATTTCAACTTTCAATACTTGGCTACAGAAGATCGGAATATTGTCCGAGAAGAGTCTAAAATTAAACTCAACCCCAGGATCGGTAATCGTATTCAACTTCACCTCCGAATTAAAGCTAAGGACTCTATAAATAGAGAACCAACTTAATCAGAGACGAATGTAGAAAGGATCACCGCGGCGAATTCGATCACGGTGATGTCGAGGTATGACCCTCGGTATCCCGGAACGATCCCGCCCAACCCCCGAACCCAATAACCAAGTATTTGTACATGGGTTACCCGACACAGCCTGCATTAAGATCACAGTTGAGTTCTTAGTGTATAACACTAAGCCCCGCCTGCCGGATCTCTGCACTAGCTTGTAGAATAACCTTATGCACACTACTGCTGCCCTAGCTACCGCTGCTGTCTTTCCTCCGCGTAGGACTACAGAGACTCTTAAGAATCAATTAATCCATCCGCTACCTCGATTTCTCGAGATCATACCATTTAATAACTGCAAAGTTCCCTGGATGTCTGATCTGAGCATCACAATATTTTTCCGTAATAAATTAATTGTAACACTTAAATTCTAACAGCCGTAAGAAACCCTAAATTAAGGGTTGCAACTTCCGTTCCGATATCGCCACTTTTGCTCGCAGCCCCGCTTGATCCACCCACGTCTTATTGATGCGTAGGCTCTGGCTTCTCCCTTTTGAGGAGATCCAGTCAAGTCAACCATTCCAGATGGCGGGCCCAAGTAGCAGGCTCTCATATCTTCCCTTTATATGCAACGTTAACTTAACGTTCCTTAACTCTAAAACAGTGACTTAGAGATCTGTAATAATCGAATGACGAAGAGGTGTTAGCACCTCGCCATCCGGAAGTGGATACGATCCACTCTCAATATTTACCTTACTAAATCCCCATTGGACACTGCCTAGGTTAAAACTTTTGTAGCTATGAAACTCGGTCTCCCCTTGCGGGGTCCGAAGGCAGCCTTATCAGGCGGCTATTTCTAGCTCAGGAAGTACAACATTATGGCTAGTTGACAATTCCCAGAATGAAATTCACAAATAAAGGTTTTTGCGAACTCCTTTATTGTGGATCATTCTGGTACCGGCTCTATTCCACCTGTAATACACCTGTGTTACACCTCTTCCCCTTCCATATCATTTCTGCTACAGTTAGGTCCGTGATGCAACGACAAAGTCGTTTAAGATTCAGACGCATACAATATACTATTGGTCCATTGAGGACGCAAGAGGATACGATACAGGTCTTTACCTGGTCTATCCAGGAG